GTTTAAATTCCATCTTCAGGCTTGCATGCACGCGAGCCTGGACGGCAGACATTGTCTTGAGTTGCCGCTCAAGGATGGCCAGTGTCGTGCCCACAGGAGCCTGGGCAGACATATCGGACAACTTCAAGTCGCCGATAGCCGCAAGGCGTCTGCCCTCATCAGTGATCCGATCAAGGAGTGCAGCCAGGACTTGGCTTGGCTCCTTGTACGGGAGCGGCATGATGTTCTCACGCAGCGCCCCCGAGGGGATGTCTACATCCCGGAACTCACCCGGGGCGATAGGCGTGTCGTCGCCCTTGACGCGGAGACCTCTGGTCTTGAGACCTCCGGGGAGGTTGCTGAGGGTTCCCGCATCGACCAACTGGCGAATAATCGCGGTCCCTGCACGAGCATAACCACCAATAATATGAATGAAGCCAAGGCCATAAGCACCAAAGCCAGGGATATAAGTGTACTGAACGAAGTGCTGTCGTTTGAGTTTTCTTCGGTCGGACTCATCCCAGTTCCGTCGTATAGATAGAACCGTTGCGGTACCTCGCTCGATGGTGATGACGTACGGGAGGCCGATCCCCGTCTCTTCGCCTTCATCATCCTTATCTTCATAGCCCTTCAGATTCCAATCAACGTGAATCTCAAGCACCTGATACCGATCATCATCGGTAAGGGTGTAGCCCTGCTCCTCTGCCTTCTTCTTCTCAATGTCAGTGAAGATTCTGACCGGCTCACCCAGTTCGGTGTGACGGTAGAAGCCCGCAGCCATCAACTTGTTTATATCGTTCTCGGTCTTGCGCATCACGTGGGTGACGCGCTCTGCCGTGTAAACATTGGCAGCGCCGTAGGGGATGATCATGTCCTCTGCCTGGATGTAAGCAGCGATCTGCCTTTCCAGGCTTGGGTCGTAATAGACCTTTTTAAACGCTGCGCCGGCCAGACCAAGGGAGTACAGCATCCGCTCATGTTCGGGGCGGTACTCAATCATCTCGTCCGTCAGGCGGTAGTTCATATCATCACGAACACGCTCGGCAGACTCTTCGTTCTTCTTGGTGATCTCGCCAATGATCTGGGTCTTGACCGGGCCCTGGGCCGGGAAGGTCTCCGTGATCATTTCGGACTGGAAGCGGATTGCTGCTTCCGTCAGGATGGGGCTGTAAACGCCACAGGCTCCAAGCCAGGGTTCAGCACGTTCTTCGTACTTCATGCCCAGGACTTCAAGTCCCTTGACGTACATATCTGCCCAGTCTTTGCGGGAGTTGATGTCCGCATCTACCAGACCGATCAGGTCAGAGGCCAGACCTTGGAGGTCTCCCTCATCCATGTACTCGGCGAGGTTGGCATCGAAGTCTTCAGCGGTTTCAGCCGCAGGCTCCAATTCAATCTCTAACCCGCCCATCCCGATCTTGACAGACTCGGGGTCTTCAATTTCAATCTCAACCATTGGTTCATCTCCCATCTCTTCTGGGAGGAGGGGAACCATTGCCGGGTCGATATTGGTTGCCATGTTGATCCTTAGTAGTACGCAACCCTACGGGGCTGCACGGGGTAATCTTTTTCATCGCTGTCGATAACGATGAAGCCGCCCTGACGGAAGCGAATCAAAGCCTGACTTGAGGAGTCCACCAAGTCATCGTTGTCCCCATTGGGGAAGGCTGCCATTTCTTCCATCACTTCCTCTGCCCATCGGGTTTCCGGGCACCAAACGACACCGGATGCGAACAAATCCGAGATGGCGTTTACGCGGGCGATCTTATCGCTTCCCTTACTCGGTGTGTACTCGGAAAGAGGGATACCGATCTTGCGCAGTTCATAGATCAGCGGAGACCCGGCGGCCTTCTTTTCGACGATCAGAGTGTCTGGATTCCACTCCTTCCACATGTCGAAGGCCTTCTTTTTCAGTTCCGGGAACTCCAGACGCTGCTTGTAGGCGTCCAAAAGGATGATGTTGGGCTTCTCATCCCCGTTTTTGTCTGCCTGATAGAAGACCCCCCACGTCGTGCAGGCTGAGAAGTCACTCCGATTGGTCTTTTCGAAGGCCGTATCCCATGATTGGATGATGTATTCACAAGAAGGAGGGTCTGCCTGGGTCCAAATCTGCCATTGATCCCTCTTGATGATGGCGCCTTCTTCGGAAGTCGGGTTCTGTTGGTACTGGGCCTCCCATTTGGAGACCGGAAGTTCGGCTTTGAGGGCCTCCAACTCCGCTTTTTTCCAAAATCCGGGCCAAAGAGGGTTCCCAGAGGGAAGAATTGCAGGGAATTCGATGACTTCCCACTCATCCGTCCCGTCTTGGGCGCTCTTTTTGAGCACCTGCCCGGTCAGATCACGCTTGGACCACCGGGTCATCACCACAATGATGGCCCCGCCGGGCTGTAAACGCTGGCGCGGACCGGATGTGTACCACTCATACACCCCGTCATAGACCTCAGGCTTGCCTTGCTTGGCTTCCTGCTCACTATGAGGGTCGTCAATGATCAGGATGTCGGCGCCTTTACCCGTCACGGCACCGCCGACACCGATAGCGAAGTAGTCGCCCCCTTGCTCCGTGTTCCAACGGCCTGCCGCTTTTGAGTCGGAGGACAGTTTGGTCTGGAAAACCTTCTGGTAGTCATCCCCAGAGACCAAGTTACGGACCTTCCGGCCAAAGCCGACGGCCAGTTCTGCCGTGTGGGCAGTCTGAATGATCTTCTTCTGAGGAAACTTACCCAAGAACCACGCCGGAAGCAGGTAAGAAGCAAACTCCGACTTGGTATGACGGGGAGGCATGTTGATGATCAGACGCTTGAGTTCCCCCGAAGCCACCCTCTCAAACGCCTCTGCCATGATCTGATGATGCCGGCCAGAAATAAACCCAGGCCACATCTGCCTCACAAAGAACAGGAATGACTCCTGGCACCTCTGTACACGATCCATCTCCAGAAGAGCAACTATCTTGGACCGTTCAGCAGAAGGAACACGGTCCACCAAGGACAGGTAGCCAGCAACCTCTTGCTTCGTAAGCAAACTCACAGTTTCATAACCCCACGGTCATCCACAACCCGAAGGGCATAGAACTTCCTGGGCTCTCGCACCAACAAGCCCTCTTCTTCCATCCGACGGACCATCCTGTGAATGTTGGACCGTGACTTCATCCCCAAACCCATTGCGATCGTCTCGTACGACGGAGCAACCCCATGAATCTTGGAATACGCCCGGATGAAATCCAAGACGGTCTTCCACCGCTTGGTCAAACTGGCCTTAGGCCGCATCCTTCTTCCTCATCTCATACAAGGCTTCCTGAATCTCCCAAATCCACTTAATGGCTTCCTTGGAACGATCCTGCGCCTTGTCCCAGTTCTTGTCCAACACGGCGTCGTGCAACTCCTTTAAACACCGCTCTGCCCGCATCGTTGGATGCGCATAGTCCTTCAGCAACACAGTCTCAATCCTCACGTTATCCCTGATCACGCTTCGCATACGGCGTTTAAGCCGCCTTCTGTTTAAATGCTAACCTATGTTCGCGGAAATGGCAATCCCAAAATATATATACCCCCGGGGGGTGTGCGTTTGGGAGGACAAGGGGGGGGTGTTTCTATTTTGGGGGGGATTGTTTGTGTGGAACACAGCGTACACGCGAGACGGGTGGTCACTCGCGCACAGCGGGGGGTGCGGGCACGGTGGGGTCCGACCCTCCCGCCCCTGCATCGACCGCCGCCCCGGCGTGTAAACGTCCACCGGTGCCGGTGCGCTGCGTGGATGCAATCAGGCGCAAGTGCCCTTGCAACTCCCTGCGCAACTGATCCGGCGTGACAGCCTTTGGTGCGTCTGCCTGGACCGGTGTAAACGCACCCGATGCTTTGCCCAGGCCTTCGAGGGCCCTCAGCCTGGAGGATTCGGACTCAGCGGTCTGCACCATGTGCAGCAGACTTTTGATCACATAGCGCCTTGTGGCCTGCACGTCATCTGTCAGGGCCTCGACGGACTCAGCCCAGGCCTGTCCGACCATCGCCGCAATCCGTGGATGCTTGCTTAGACGGTGCGCAGCAGCCGCCACGGTGCTGTCTTTTGCTTTGGTGTTTGGGTACGCCTCCCGATACGCTTGCTTGAGTGTCTTCCCCTCTATGAGCCCCTGGGCGAATGCGACTTGACTGGGCGTCAATGCTTTCTGTCTTGGTCCACCTGCACCCCATGCTTTCCCATCTGCCCTGGCTCTTATCTCTACGGCAACCGCTGCCTGTTCGCCTTCGGCTAATTCCTCAAGGGAGCCGGCCCCGAGTGCGTTTAAACGTTCCAGCAGCAGCGCATCCTCGTCAACCCGCCCATTGGCCGCATCCACTTCCCGCTCCGCAGCCGCGAGCGCCGCCATCAACTCATCACCCGTGACCCGTGTCATTCAATCCCCCTATCAATCGGACCGCGCCGATAGTGTTCGCGCCAATGGTATCCCCTGGACCGATAGAAAGCAAGTTATCCACAACCCCGCAGTTATCCACATGTTATCAACATGCGGTCCTTTTGCTACATTTTGCAGCAGTCCCAGGGCAGCCCTGTGGACAACATGTGCGAAACGCGATCTTGAGTGTGGATAACTTTTTTTGATACCAGGGCACCACCCACCCCCTCAACTCGCCTGTAGGCCTTCCTGGCGTGTTTTAGCGGCATGTATGCAAACCCAGTACAGATTGACAGCCCACGCAATCCGTGCCACGCATGCGCGCGCGTCACACGCACGGGCTCACCCCATGAGCCGCAGCCGGTCCAACATCACCCCAGGCCGCCCCTCTGTTGCTTGCTTGCACTAGTGCTGCAAAAACCTATTGCACAAGCACCAAACGCACGATAGGCTCAGGGCTGGCCTGTAGGCCCCGCCCGAGACGGTCTCGGACGGCACGAGGGAATCCTATGTACCGCATCACCGACAACTACGGCACGAACCGCACCGCATGGACCTGGGCCGGTGCCCTTGAGTGGCTTGCCTGCTGCAGCGACTGCGCCACGGTCCACAACCGCTTCACGGGCCGCCTGTTGGCAGGCCGCCATCAACCCAACTTCTGAGAACCGCACCATGACCAACACCCTATCCCGCTCCGACTGGATCGTCCTGCGCCTGATACACGCCGCAGTAAATGCGGCCCCTGGCCTGCGCTATCAACCGGACCACCACCGTGCGCTTGCCGACCTGCTGCAGCGGTACGGGACCCGCGCCGTGGACCGTGCGATTGATCAACTGAAAACCAAGTGAGGCACACCATGAAGATCGACCAATACACCCCCCGTCAATTTGCCCACGACATAGCCCTGGGCTACCTGCGCCAAGTGCACAACCGCCACACGTCCGACCTGGACGGTCTGAGCCCTGCGCAACTGCGCGAGGCCCAGGCCGCCATCGCTCGACTGCACGACTTCATCCTGGACCGCTCCGGCATGGACGGTCTGCCCCTGAGCAAGTGAGGCACACCATGAACAGAGAAGACTGGCTCCGCGCCGCCATTGTTGAGATGGCGCCCCTGATCCAAACCATGACCGGCCACGCCGTGCCTGCTGCGGTGCGTGTTTCCTGCGCGCTGCCGAGCACGTTTACCCGCTCCGGAACCCTGGGCGAGTACTGGCCACCCAAGGCATCGGCAGACGAGCACCACGAAATCATGGTGAGCCCGACCCTGGCTGACCCCGCCGAGGTGCTGCCCGTGCTGCTGCACGAGGTCCTGCACGCTGCCGTGGCGCCCACGCATACCGCAGCCTATGCCCAGGCAGCCACCGACCTGGGCCTTGAACCCCACGGACCCGACACCGACCCCTGGAACCGCACCCGCCCAGGCAAGTATTTCCAGGCCACATGGGGCCCGGTCCTGGCCATGATGGGCGAGTACCCCCACGCGCCCCTGTTGGCCGGCGTCAACAAGGTAAAGCAGGGCACCCGCATGCTGAAGTGCGTTTGCCCTTCCTGCGGATGGACCTTCCGCGCCACTACCAAGTGGGTCGACAAAGGCCTGCCGACCTGCGCATGCGGTGACGTGTTCGCCGCCGAGACAACCCAAACCAACCTGGAGATTTAAACCATGAACAACCTGATGACCCTGCCGATCCGTACCGTGATTGATGCCTACAACAGCAGGACGGGCGAGGGCCTGCCCTACACCGCAGCCGACAAGATCAAGGCCGCCACGTGGCTTGCCAACCAAGGCCACACCCCCGGCAGCCTTACCGGCGCCGAGCCCAAGGGCGCACCTATGCGTCCGACCCCCGCAGCAGCAGCAGGCACGGCCACGACCGCCCAGGTAGAGCAGCGCATCCTCAGCCTGGGCGCTGA